CGCATTGACGCAAAGGTGAGCGATGAACTGCGCGAGAGAATCGCCGCAGACCTGGCCGACTTTACGGATGAGGCGATCGCCATGGGCTTCGACCCTGAAGAACACTTGGCGGTAATGCTTCATCCGGACAATGACGGCGACCCCTGGAATCAGGTGGCTCATGACTTCATCCTGACCCGGAACCACCACGGCGCCGGATTCTGGGATGGTGATTGGCACCAGCCGTGGGGTGATCGCCTGACTGAACTAGCGCACACGTACGGGGAGATTAACTGCTACGTGGGCGATGACGGTTTTATCTATTCACTCTGAACTGCCATGAACACCAGCGTTACCTATCATCTAAGCGAACCGCAAGCGGCAGCTATTCTGGCCGCACTGCGCAAGCTGCCACCCTGCGCAGTATCTGAACTGCTACCGGAAACAAGGTCCGAACTGTCATCCGCCTATCACCGCTTGCGCGGTGCATTAACTCGCAGCTCGCAAGGCGACCCTAACTGCTATCTCCGCTGAACTGCTATGGGCCTGACACTGCTAATTCTCACAATTTACGGCGCGCCATTTGTTGCGCTGCTGATCAAACTCGCGTATCTGCTCAAGCCATGAAATTCCATTCAGTCGATTACAAGGTTCCCGCACACTGGATTAGCGCGATTATCAACGGCGACGAAACGTCATTCGACTATTACAACGATCCAGCCGATTACCGCGCCTATCAAGCATTCTGCGAAGGTGAAGTGCGCGATGCCATGGTTGAAGTATTGGGGGATGAGTCCTATTTCAGCCACGGCAACGACGGGGAGCTGTATGGCTGCGCGCCGGGTTGTGACGTGGTGGACTGCCTATTCCACTGGCCGGAGAGATAGCCCCTTGTAAACTCTTGTTACAGTTTCCCCCCTTGCGCTCGCGGTCGCAAGGGGGATTCTTTATTGTGTGTGTTCGGTACGCAATACAGCGTGCCCAATGAGATGAAACACCATGAACCGCTTCACCATCGCGCGCGCCCACGGCCGCGCCACTCTTCGCGTCACCATCGCCGCCGCCGTGTTGGTCGGCTGCGTGCTGGCCGACCTGACCGTGCTGGCGTATGAACTCGGCCGCCAGACCGGCGCGGCCATTCATGCGCGGAACGATCAGCTGGCAGCGCTCGCCAGACGCCTGGCCGATCCAGCGCCCAAGCCCGCCCCAGTGGTAGTAGTGGCGCCGCCAGCACCGGCTCCCGCACCACGCAAGGCGCCGCGCCCCGCACCACGGCCGACGCCAGCAGTGCACCAGGCGCCCCGCCCAGTCGATCCCGCGACACTGACCGTCCGCGAACTGCGCGCGCTCACCGGGGCCCGCAGCAAACGCCTACGCAAGGCAGACCTAGTGGCCATGGCGATGGCGATGCGGGGGGTGGCCGCCTAGATCACAAACAAATCCAACCCGGAGCCCAGGCACCGCAATGTGTCTGGGCTGTTTCCGTTGCGGGTCCTTCCGGTAGGCTATAGGTACGGTGTTATTCGAACCGCAATGTTTTTCTAGGCACCACCCCCGATGTTGGTTCACGCTTGGCTTTTTTGCGTAAAGAGACCCCTTTCCCCAGAAAATGAGGCAACCGAAAATAGTACCGCGTGCGACAGCCTTTTGGTAACTCGCCAAGCAACGTGCATCAGATATAACACCAACGCACTATCGTGGCTACAATTTCGCTATGCCACTAATTACCAAGGCAGAAGCCGGTCGCGCGCTCGGCGTGACTCGCCAAGCCGTTTACAAAGCGGTCAAGGAAGGGCGACTGCCCGTCATCCGCACCAGAGACGGGCAAGAGCTGATCAACAGCGAGACACTGCGCGACGAATGGGCTGCCAACACCATGCAGAAGGTCGGCGTGGGCCCCAAGCCCCCGATGGGCGAGAGCGCGTTTCCCCCAGCGCGGGCTAGGCGAGATGGATCGCTCGCGGACCCAGAGCCCGGCGACTCCGTTCCCGACTACAACGAGTCTCGGGCCAGAACTGAGCACCTCAAAGCTGAGCTGCTTGAGCTGGAGCGCAAGGAAAAAGAAGGGCTACTGGTTCGCGTGTCGGACGTGCAGGCCAAATGGGCAGAAGTCATTACCATCAGCCGCACCAAGGTTCTTGGTATTCCCAGCAAGGCCAAGCAGCGCATCCCAGACCTGACACAGGATCAGGTGGTGGTGCTTGAAGACATTGTGCGCGAGGCATTAGAGGAACTCGCGGAGGAGCATGGCTGAAATTGCTGATTTAGCAAAGGCGGCGCTGCGAGCCTGGCGACCACCCGAAAAGCTGAGCCTGAGCGAGTGGGCGGATAAGCATTTTGTGTTGTCAGCCGAGAGCAGCGCTGAGGCGGGCCGATGGCACACGCTGCCATATCAAAAAGGGATCATGGATGCCGTCACGGATCCGACTGTTGAGCAGATTTCTGTCATGAAATCCGCTCGCGTTGGATACAGCAAAATCCTCAACGCGTGCATTGCGTTTCACATTCACCAAGATCCGTGTCCGATGATGTTGGTGCAGCCAACAATTGAAGACGCCCAGGGCTTTTCCAAGGAAGAGATTGCCCCGATGCTGCGCGACGTTCCTGCTCTGCGTGGCTTGGTCAGTGAAAGCAAGGCAAAAGATGGCGCCAATACAATTCTGCAAAAGCAGTATCCCGGTGGCACGCTCGGCCTAGTGGGTGCTAACAGCCCGCGTGGCTTTCGTCGTGTGAGCCGCCGGATTGTGATGTTTGACGAGACGGATGGCTATCCACCGTCAGCTGGCGCCGAGGGGGACCAGATCAAACTCGGCATCCGCCGCACAGAGTATTACTGGAACCGCAAGATCATCGCCGGCAGCACGCCAACGCTCAAGGATGCGAGTCGAATTGAGAGGCTTTTTGCTCAAGGTGATCAGCGCCGGTATTTTGTGCCGTGCCCCGACTGCGGGCACATGCAGTATCTGAAGTGGAGCGGGATGCAGTGGCATGAACCCACTGATCCAGTTCACTATCTGTGTGAAGACTGTGGGGTATTGATTCCGCACTCAAAGAAACGATGGATGGTTGAACGCGGTGAATGGCGGCCAACTGCACCGGGGAACGGCAAGCACGTCAGCTTCCACGTCTGGGCCGCTTACAGCTACAGCCCAAACGCGAGCTGGGACAACCTACGTGATGAATTTCTGGAAGCGAAGAACGACGCAGAAGCACTGAAGACGTTCGTCAACACGGTGCTTGGCGAAAGCTGGGAAGACGACTACGCGGCGAAGGTGGGCGCCGACAGCCTGCTGGAACGCGCTGAGGCGTATGAGCCGCAGATTATTCCTGCTGAGGCGTCAGCACTGACGATCGGTTGCGACGTGCAGGGAAATCGCCTCAGCCTCAGCGTCTGGGCCTGGGGCCGCGAGGAGGAGGGCTGGCTGATTGATCGAGTCGTGATTCACGGCGACCCAAGTCGGCCAGAACCATGGAAACAGCTTGATGAGATCGTCAGCAGACCATTCCCTCACGCTCTTGGCTGCGAGCTAAAGCCGGATGTTGTGTGCATTGACAGTGGCGGCCATCACACGATGGAGGTCTACCAGTATGCCCGCGAGCGGCAAAACCTTGGCGTAATTGCGGTCAAGGGTCAGAGCCACAAAGGTAGGCCACCGATCGGCAAGCCCACCAAGGTTGACCTCAACTGTAAGGGTCGCGCGTTGAAGAAGGGCGCCGAAGTATTTCCAGTCGGCTCAGACACGATTAAAAGCCTTTTGTTCGGCCGCCTAAAGCACAATGAGGTTGGGCCTGGCTATTTGCATTTTTACGCAAAGGTTGGCTTGGAGTATTTTGAAGAACTGACGGCTGAAAAGCAAATCACGAGGTTCGTCAGGGGCTATCCAGAAAGAGTCTGGGTCAAGAAGTCAAGCCAGCACAATGAAGCGCTTGACGAACTGGTGTATGCGTATGCGGCATTGAACCGAATGTATCAGCGATATGACAGAAGAACTATGTGGGATCAACTAGAAAAGAGGCTCGAAAAATCTGCAGAAAGCGAGAGCAAGGCGCCATTAAGATCAAACAAGGCTCCGAAACGGAGTTTTGTCCGCCAGTGGTGAGGCCGTGAAGATCCCATCCAAAATCCGGGCGGGCGATACCGTTGCTTGGAAGGACGATCCGACCACCGACGTGTTTGGTGTTGCGATTGCCAGCTCTACCCATACCCTGACCTACTTCCTTCGCACCAACACGGCCAGCGAGGGCGCCACTGCGACTGGCGTTGCCGATGGCGCGGGGTGGCGCACCACCATATCTTCCGGCGTAACTGGCGCTTTCGATGCAGGTGCTTGGTACTTCCAGGCCATCGCGACTTCTATTGCAGACGGCACTAAGACCACGCTTGGCGCCGGTCAGATTGAAGTTCTTGCAAACCTAAGTTATACGGGCACCCCTGGCGCCTTTGACGGACGCAGCCAGGCGCAGAAAGATTTAGATGCGGTCCAAGCGGCGATTCGCAGCCTCATGGTTGGCGGCGCCGTTCAGGAATACCGAATCGGCACCCGCAGCCTGAAGCGTTACGAGCTGGCTGAGTTGCTTGCGCTTGAATCTCGACTGAAGTCTGAGGTTGCTCGCGAGCAGAAGGCATCCCTGATTGCGAATGGTCTAGGTAATCCCCATAGTCTTTATGTGAGGTTCGGCCGCTGATGGGTATTCGCACTCGACTCATGGCGGCTTTTGGATTCGGGCCGAAGCCGGCAGCGCCGGAGCAGCCGCGTCGTCGTCGTCGCGCCTATGCGGGTGCGGTCATCAATCGCCTGACAAGTGACTGGATCGCTAACGGCACCAGCGCCGACTCGGAGATCAAGACAAGCCTGCGCAAGCTGCGTGATCGCTCGCGCCAGATGGTGCGTGACAATCCATACGCTCGCCAAGCCAAGCGGACGACGCAGATCAACGTTATCGGCCAAGGAATCAGGCTGCAGTCGCAGGTGATGACGCTGCGCGGCAATAAGCGCGACGAAAGGCTGAACACCTTGATCGAGGGCAAGTGGGAACGTTGGTGCAGGGCTGACTATTGCGATGTGGCGGGACGCAATAGCTTTCACACTTTTGAATGGCTTGCGTCTGGCGCATTGCCTGAGTCGGGTGAGGCGATCTTCCGCATTCATAGGCGCACCTTCGGCGGCAGCAAGATTCCGCTGGCGCTTGAGATCATCGAGAGCGATCTGCTGGACGATGAGTACAACGGCGCGGTCAGCGCCAAGGGCAACGAGTGGCGTATGGGCGTCGAGATCGACCGCTACGGCCGCCCTGTGCAGTACGCGTTTCTTACGCGCCACCCTGGTGATTACTGGTTCCAAGGAACACCTGATCGCACAAGCGTTAAGCACGTTTTCTTGCCAGCCAATGAAGTCATTCACCTGTTCATTCCTGAGCGCCCTAATCAGCATCGTGGCGTGCCCTGGTTTGCGCCAGTAATTGCTGACGCGCATCAGCTTGCTGGGTACGAGGAGGCCGCTGTTATTCGCGCTCGGTCAACTGCTTCGTTGATGGGTTTTATCACCAGCCCTGAAGGCGAACTAGAGGCAGATGCGGTGGAAGAGGGTCAGCGCATCACTGAGTTTGAGCCTGGGGTCTTCAAGTACCTCGAAAACGGGCAAAACGTTGTGGTTCCAGACCTCAGGTCGCCCGATGCTCAGTATGAGGACTTTGTGCGGGCTAAGACGCGGCGGTTTGCGTCTGGCTTTGGCTGTAGCTATGAAACTCTTTCACGGGATTTCAGCGAGACCAACTACAGCAGCAGCCGGCTGAGCCTGCTGGAGGATCGCGATCACTGGAAGGTGGTGCAGAACTATCTAATTGAGCACTTTCACATGCGGGTGTTCCGTGAGTGGCTCGACGTGGCGGTATTGAGCGGTGAACTGGCCCTGCCTGACTATGAGTTGCGGCCCGAGCGCTATGACAACCCGAAATGGCTAGCGCGCGGCTGGAGCTGGGTTGATCCCATGAAGGAAGCCCAGGCTTACGCGCTGATGGAAGATCGTGGCTACATGACCAAAGCGCAAATCTGCGCTCAGATCGGCACGGACCTCGACGAAAACCTTGCCCAGAAAGCGCGTGAGCAAAAGATGGCCGCCGACCTCGGGGTATCACTGGCCACCGATGTTGCCCCTGTTGCTCCAGTTCCAGGGGAATCCACTGGTGTTGAGGCGATCGTAGATGCTCCCGCTCCAATGAGAACCAAGAACTCGCGTCGCAAAAAGACGATTACAGTTGAACAAGTTCAATCCGAGCGTCCAGAAGGGCCGCCTAACTGATGGACGAGGAACTCAAGGAGCTATCCGATGCGCCTGAGGAAGATCGTGCCCTGGCCGATCTGACGGAGGAGCAGGTTTCCGTCGTTGGCGATGCCGTAGCCAAGGTCGTCGCCGAGCACATGATGGAAGTGGTCGAAGACACCATGGAAATCCTGCAAGGCGAAGATCCCGAGACCGAGGAGATCGCCGAAGGAGGCGACCGTTCGCTTGAAGGCAAGTATCAGCGCACCGAAGGCACCGTGTTCTCGGAGGTGGAGGACCGAACTTTCGAGTTCCCCTTCAGCTCTGAGTATCCCGTGGCCCGGTACTTCGGCAACGAAGTGCTGAGCCATGAGGCGGACGCCGCCGATCTCAGTCGACTTAACGACGGCGCTCCTTTGCTCTTCAACCACAACCCTGACAAGGTTGTGGGCGTCGTCGAACGCGCTTGGATCGACGGCGAGAAGAAGCGGGGTTACGTTCAAGTACGTTTCTCCCGCAATAGCTTTGCGAAAGAAGTCATGGCTGACGTGAAGGACGGTGTTCTTCGCGGCGTCAGCTTTGGCTACTCCATTAACAAAATGGAGGAGCGAGGCGATAACTTCGTGGCTACCAAATGGGCGCCTTACGAAGTTTCGGTCTGCAGTATCGCGGCAGATCCCAGTATCGGGATCGGCCGGTCGCTGTCGACCGACTCTGCGGCCCCAGCCGCATCACCAACCCCAGAACCTGAGGTTCAAATGGAGAACACCACCCCTGATGTGGAGGTGATTCGGTCCAAGGCCGTCGAGGCCGAGCGTAGCCGTATCGCCGCCATCACCGCTCTCGGTGAAAAGCATGGCCTGCAGGATCTCGCCCGTGAACTGATCGACGGCGGTCGATCGGTGGATGAGGCCCGCACTGCCGTGTTGGACAAAATCGAATCCCGCACTGCCAAAGTGGAACACCGCATCGCTGACGAAAAGGCCAACGATCTTGGCCTCTCCGAGAAGGAAACTCGCCAGTTTTCCTTCATTCGCGCACTCAACTTCCTGGCCAATCAAGGCGATGCCAAGGCTCGCCGCGAAGCCGCCTTTGAAATTGAGGTGGGCGAGGCTGCTGCCAAGAAGTACGAGCGCTCCTCCAACGGCATCGTGGTGCCGAACGAGGTGCTGCGTCGTGACCTGACCGTGGGCTCTCCCACTGGTGGCGGCAACCTCGTCAGCGATGAGCTGCTGGTTGGCTCTTTCATCGAGCTGCTCCGCAACCGCATGGCCATGATGCAGGCCGGCGTGACCATGCTGAGCGGCCTGCAGGGCAACATCAGCATTCCTCGCCAAACCTCCGCTGCCACTGCTTACTGGGTGGGCGAAGGTGGCTCGCCTACCGAAAGCCAGCAGGCGATTGATCAGGTCAACATGACACCCAAAACCGTGGGTGCTTTTGTTGACTACAGCCGGCGCCTGCTGCTCCAGAGCAGCATCGACGTTGAGCAAATGGTCCGCGACGACTTGGCTCGCGTGATTGCTCTTGAGCTTGACCGCGCTGCCATCTATGGCACCGGTTCTGCCAATCAGCCTCTGGGTCTAGTCAACACCACTGGCATCGGCACCGAAACCCTGACCAACGCTGGCACTTTCGCTCAGCTGATTGCGATGGAAACTGATGTGGCCGCCGCTAATGCCGACGCCGGCTCGATGCGCTACATCATGAACGCCGCTGCCCGTGGCGCTCTGAAGAGCACTTCCAAGGTTGGCACCGAGGCCCAGTTTGTCTGGGAGGACGGCGAGGTAAACGGTTACCCAGTGATCGTGTCCAACCAACTGCAGTCCAACGACGCCCTGTTTGGCGACTTCAGCCAGTTCGTTGTTGGTATGTGGTCCGGCCTGGATCTGACCGTGGATCCTTATGCAGGCGCCACCGCTGGCACCGTGCGGATCATCGCTCTGCAGGATGTGGACTTTGCTGTGAAGCAGCCTGCCGCCTTCTGCTACGGCACCTGATTGCCATGAAGATCGAGATTCTTCGCTCGGTCATGATCTCGGGGGAGCGGGCTGAGGCCGGCTCCTTCGTCGAGGTCACGGTTGCCCAGGCCAACCTTTTGGCTGGCATGGGCAAGGCTCGCTTCGCTCCTGAAGAAGAGCCGGAAGTTCAACCCGAGCCAGAGCCCGAGGCTCCAAAGCGGAGCCGCAAACCCGCACAACTCGTCACCTCCGAGGAGGACTGAACCATGGCCATTCTTGAGCAGAACCTTGAAAAGCTGGAGCACTTTGCTCTGGCTCCCACTGCCTCTCGCGCTGCCAACCTCGACGGCACCTCCGTCGACTTGCGTGAGTATTCCGGCGACGTGGTGCTGATCCTTGATGTTGCTGCCGGTGGCACTTCCACCTGCACCGTGACCCTGCAGGACAGCGCCGATAACACCACTTTCGCCAACATCAGCGCTGAGTTTGTTCGCAACGGAGCCGCACAAGCTGCTGGCACTGTGGCTTTCAGCCAAGTGAGCACCACTGCTTCCAAGCAGACCATTGTGCTGAGCAAGGACGGCATCCGCCGTTATGTGAAAGCCGTGTCTGCCGAAGCCGGCACTCACGTCTACTCCGTGAACGGCGTTGGCGTGAAAAAGTACGGCTGATTCTTAACGGCCACGCACCCCAGCCTGCTTCTAGTGGGCTGGGGTTTTCTGTATGCAACTAAGATAAGACTATGGCCTTCACCGAAGACCTAGACCTGTTTCTGATGGACTTCGGCGTTCCAGTAACTGCCGGGGCGGTATCAGGCATTGGCGTTCTTGATATGCCAAGCGAGGTTGTCGCAAATGGCATGATCTTGATGACCGATTACCGACTGACGGTAAAGGCATCACAGTTTGGCGGTTTGCTTTACGGCGATAACGTTACCGTTCAAAATGCGGCGTACCAAGTACGCGAGACGCGATTGCTGGATGATGGCGCATTTGCCGAGATTTCCTTGCATAAACTTGATTTCAATGGCATCACTACTCTGTCCGGCCTCAACCTCACGACT